AGAGTTTGACATACTTGTTCAAAGAACAAAGCAGCGAATTGTTCTCGGAGAACGAATTAGAGAGTGTTTTCGACTGTTCGAAAGGTCATCCGCCCGTTCTAAAAATGTTCCTGGGCGGGAAAATTTCCCTAGAAACCCTGGTGATATATGATAAGATATTCCTGTTCGGGAATACGTTTGATAAGAAACTTGACGATCCTGTATGGGAAACCGTAAGTTTGAAATTAAAAAAATATATGCCATTCCTAAATATTGATGTGTTTAACTATAGAAAAATTTTACGGTCTATAATCAATGAGTAATTTTTTTGAATCTGATATTATTCAGGACGAATTGAAAGAAATTAATAAACTTCAAGAGGAAATTTACGGAAGTATTTTAACTTTTGGGGTAATGGATCGTGAGACTAAGATAAATCACATTGAGAAACTTCAAGTCTTGCTAGAAAAGCAGAGAGTGATGTATACTAGGTTATCTCTTTCGGACGACCCAAAAGCGGTTGAAATGAAAGAGAACCTACGCAAATCAGTTGTCCTGATGGGATTTCCATCAGAGACTGATATGCAAACTTTATTCAATAGTATGAACCAGACAATCGAATCCCTCAAAAAATATCTTGACAACTGAGGGAATCCTTGTTATACTATCCGAGTAAATCCCCCGAATCCAAACTATCCGAGGTATCTAACATGGCATTTGCCGATCTTAAAAAGCAATCTAAACTTGGTTCTTTGACTGCTAAATTAGTCAAAGAAGTAGAAAAAATGAATAATACTGGCAATTCCAGTGATGAGCGTGTATGGAAACTGGAATGTGATAAAAGTGGTAACGGTTATGCTGTTATTCGCTTCCTCCCCGCACCTGATGGTGAAGATCTTCCGTTTGTAAAGATTTATTCACACGCATTTCAAGGTCCTGGCGGTTGGTTAATCGATAATTGCCTGACCACTATCAATCAAAAGTGTCCTGTTTGTGAGCACAATTCTGGACTATGGAACAATGGAACTGATGCAGGTAAAGAAGTTGCTCGTAAACAAAAGCGTAAACTGACTTACGTCTCTAACATCTACGTTGTGAAGGATCCTGCAAATCCTGCTAATGAAGGTAAGGTATTCTTATTTAAGTATGGTAAGAAAATCTTTGATAAGATTACCGAAGCAATGCAACCTGAGTTTGAAGATGAGCAAGCAATTGATCCATTTGATTTCTGGCAAGGTGCTAACTTTAAACTGAAGGCAAAGAACGTTGCTGGTTATCGTAATTATGATTCCAGTGAATTTTCAAATCAAGGTGCTCTTCTGGATGACGATGATGCTATGGAAGCAATCTGGAAGAAACAGCATTCTCTTGCTGAATTCATCTCCCCAAGTGAATTTAAAACCTATGATGAACTGAAAAAGCGTATGGGTTCTGTTCTTGGAACTAAAACTTCTACTCGTATTGATGAAGAAGTTGAAGATGAAGAAGAGTACACTCGTGGTTCTTCTCGTGAACTCACTGAGGATCTTCGTCAAGAAATTAGTAACTTGAAACCAAGTCGTACTGCAACATCAAATGATGATGAGGACGATGACGCCCTCAGTTACTTTGCTCGTTTGGCAGAAGACTGATCAGGTGCTATAATGAGGGGAGTGAGACCTCCCCTCTTTTTTATGAAATCTGACTACCATATTGATAGGATTTCTAAGAAGGATGCTGAAGAACTTCTTCTAACCTATCACTATCTTAAAGATTATTCTAAGGGTTACAAATCAGGATATAATTATGGTTTGTTCCGAAAAAATGAGTTTTCTCCTTTGAATATTGGAGGACCAGTTGGAGTTTGTATTTTTACTGGACTTCCAGTACCAGAAGTGGCGCAAGGAGCATTTGGATTAGAAAGAAATGAACAAGAAGGACTCTTTGAACTTTCACGACTTTGCATACACCCTGAAACCCAACAATCAGAATATAATATCACTTCTTGGTTTGTTTCAAGAGCGATTAAACAGTTACGAAAGGATACTAAAGTTAAAGCAATCATCTCTTACGCTGATAACGATTTTCATACTGGCACAATCTATCGCGCTTGTAACTTTAAGTATTGTGGTCTTACAGAACCAAAAAAAGATTTTTACTATGCAGACGGAACTAAACACTCTCGTGGAAAAGTAAAAGGTGCTGAGGGAGAATGGCGTGAACGCTCCCGCAAGCACCGATATGTTATGACTTTTGATAAAAACCTTAAACTCTTATGGTCATAATATAGTATTTCTTGTATTTTCTGTCTTTATCAATGTTTCATTAACATACTCCGAGGACCTGTCATAGATTAAAGAAGTTCTCATATCTTTAATTACTTGTTTTAAATAACCAGGTTTAAGAACATATATTGTTCTTTTTTCATTATTTTTTCTAACTTCATATTCATAGTTACTTATTCCAACAACTGGTGGTGGACTAATATTTGATAATTTATTTTGTGGGTCTGGTATAGTAAAGTTTCCATCAACAACTTTTCCTGATGGAAGAATCAATCTATTTTCAGAATCTTTAACTTCGATAGTTTCGTAATGATGAATTTGATTTAAATTTGATCCATAGATTTCGAAACAGAAATCGTATAAGTCTTTATCTGATAAAGGCCATTGATCTCTTATGTTTGTTATTCCTGCACTAATCAATACTACCCAATCATACTCCGAACTATTATATAATTCTTTAGCAACTGTATCAGGTCTAGATCCATCTTTTATTTCATATTTGTTGAATAGTGTAAAAACATTTTGAAGATCATCTCTAAGTTTTGCTCTTCTGAACAAATTTTTAACAATTATATATTCATCAGAAGATAGTCTTGTATTTAATGGTGACTGATATTCTACGTTAGGAAGTTCTCTGAAATATGTCATTAGTAACCTACTCCTAGTTCACCTTCTCCTTGATTATAATCTTCAGCATATACAATAGATAATTCTTGAAAAGCAAGAGATAATTGTAAATGTACTGGGGTCGCATCTGAATATGTTGCGTATGTTCCCGATGCAGTATAATTAACTCCCATATTGACTAAGGCACATGGTTTGAATCGATGTAAGAATGGGTGTTCTTTTCCACCACTCATATATGACAATAGAAATACATTTGGTGATTTTATAAAAAATCCACCACCCGTAGATTCTGCAGATCCTTTACTTGCAGTCATATTTTGTTTGAATAGTCTAATTATCTTTTTAACCATATCAGATTCTGGTTTTGATCTGGGAATTAAATCATAAGAAAATTGAAATGGTGTTCTAATCGTAGTTCCACCAAATAAAAGTTCTACGTTTTGATTAACTACAGCACCTGTTGCTCTAGAAACTAGTTGATTGATATTTAATTCTCCACTGATTAATTGCTGTACTGCCAATCCTGCAAATGTTGCCGATGCTGCATTTTGCCCAGTTGCATCAGTAACAGCACCACCTATTTTATCAAGTGCTCCCTTCACAGCATTCAATCCAGTTTGGAGAGGTGTTCCAGATTTTATTACCTCCTGAGCACCAGACATTAATCCGCCGGAAACTGCATCTAAACTATTTTCTCCCCAACTCGTAGAATTAGAATCACTTATGTTTTGTGGTATCGGTAAAATAATAGTCTCTAATAATTTTTTATTATTTCTAATAGCCTGATCTGTAGTTCCTAAAGCAAATCCACTGCCAGATTGAGATAAACCAGGGGGTATGTATTCGACGATCTCTATCTTTAAATAATCGTCATTTATACCTATATTTTTTAATGGGTATCTTAATTGAGCCATTATTTTTTATAGTTATTTATCATCATCTTCTGATAAATTTTGCATAGGGTAATTGTCTTAGTGAATTAAATTCGTATAAAGATACTGGAAACAGAGGACTTGCTACTTCTGGATATGTATATTGTCTTATTTTTCCCCAATGATAATTGAATCCAAAAAATCCGTTCTCAGTTATGTCACCTGCAAGAATCAATGGATGTTGATCATATATGATTCCAGGTGTTTTTGCATAATAGATGAATGTGTAATATCCACCAGAACTAATGCTATTTGATTCATTATCTGATAAAGATTCTATAATTGCATCCATTAATTCTTCTGGAGTTTCACTACCATATAAACTATTAACTAATTTTTCTATCCTATTGTTGGGTCTATTTTGTAAATTTGGATTTGATCTTCGATAATCTATATCATTTTGAATTAAAGAAATTAATTTTTCTTTATTTAATTTCTCATACCCACCCGTTCTTCCAGATCCTTTTTCGGAAACATAATAAATTACATACGATTTTGCAATTTGAATTAATTCTTTTTTAGTATATTCGTTTAATGGTTTTTCGTGTCCTGTTAATGCCATTATTTGATACCTAGTTCATCTTCGGTTATTATTTTAAATTGCCATTGACGATCTTCACAAAATTCTTTAGCTGCTTTCCACTTTTCTTGATTTTTTACCCATTCAGTTACTTCAAAAATATATCCCTTTGTTTTCTTTTTTTGAACCTTTGGTTCTATAGTTTGTTTTTTTGGTTTTATTTCAATTATATATTTTTGAATTTTTCCATCACTTTGTCTCACTTTAACATAAAAATCTGGAAAATATTTGTGAATTTTTCCATCAAGTGGTGATCTATATGGAAGTGCTAGTTCTTCAGAACCCCACTCTAAAATATTTTCATTTAAGTCACAATAATTCATGAAACGTCTTTCCCACAAAGAACGATAAATGATATTAGTTGGATCTCCCTTATATTTTTTGGGATGTGATGGACTATATTTACCTTTGTATGACATCTAAATAGTTAATAATATAAACCTAATATAGGTATTTAGAGTGCCATATTCACGTAAAATATCCGATATTAAACCACTTTTTACAAATGTTGCTCAAACTTCCCACTATGAAGTTAAATTTGGTGGACTAAGTTCGGAATTATTATTTTATCTCTCACAAAGAGGAGTGGATGCGAGATTTATATATGAAGATTTGGGATTGCTTTGCTCATCAACAACTCTTCCAACATTTTCATTTGCATCTGGTGAAGTATATAATCATATAGGTGTTCAAGAAAAATTTGCACATTCAAAAATTTATGCTCCAATTAACATGGAGTTTTATGTTGATAAAAAATATAAAGTAATAAAATTTTTAGAGCATTGGATGGAATTTATGAGTAGTGGATCTCATAATCCAATAGATGGAATTTCTGGACCCATCAATCAGGGGCATGATGCATATTTTGTGAGAATGCAGTACCCATCATATTATAAGTCAAATTTTACTACTATAACAAAATTTGAGAGAGATTATAGGAGAGAACTTAACTATAATTTTATTGGACTTTTCCCAATAAGTGTCTCATCTATTCCAGTTTCATATAGTTCATCTAATGTTATGACTGTATCTGCATCATTTCAATATGAAAGATATGTTTGTGGAAAGATTAGTAGTCTTCCAATTTATCAAAATACTGATAATAATAAACAATCATCCACACCAAAACAATCGTCTACAGTAGATTCTTCAAAAAGATTAATACCTAGATCTCCTGGTTCAATACCTTCTAATGGAGTTGAATTATTTCCCTCCGATTTGACATTATATGAATCTTTATACGGCAAGAGGCAATAAATAAACATACCTGAATTTATGGGATTATTATGCCATTACCTGCCATTTCTACACCAACATATGAGTTGGAAATACCATCATTAAAAAAAAGCATTAAGTATAGACCTTTTTTAGTTAAAGAAGAAAAAATATTAATTATTGCGATGGAAAGTGAGGATTCAAATCAAATCGCTGAGGCAATAAAAACTGTTATCTCCAATTGTATTATAACTCGTGGAGTAAAGGTAGAGAATCTTTCAACATTTGATATAGAATATTTGTTTTTAAATATACGGGGAAAATCTGTAGGAGAGTCTGTAGATCTTTTAATTACATGTCCAGATGATGGAAAGACTCAGGTACCAGTTAGTATTAATATTGATGAAATTAATGTAGAAATTGGTGATGATCACTCTCGGGATATTCAACTTGATGGTAATTTATCGATTAGGATGAAATATCCTTCCATGAAAGAATTTGTGAAAACTAATTTTGCAAACGGTCAAGAAATTAGTGTTGATGATACATTTGAATTAATATGTTCATGTATTGAGCAAATTTATAATGAAGAGGAATCTTGGTCTGCTTCTGATTGTACAAAAAAAGAACTTATTGGATTTCTTGAGCAATTAACTTCAAATCAATTTAAGATGATTGAAAAGTTTTTTGAAACTATGCCAAAACTTTCCCATACAATAAAAGTTAGAAATCCAAACACTGATGTAGAGAGTGACATTGTAATTGAGGGATTGTCTAGTTTTTTCGCCTAGTTATGGCTCATGAATCTATTGAGTCATATTATAAAGTTAATTTTGCTCTCATTCAGCATCATAAATACTCTTTGACAGAGATAGAAAATATGATTCCTTGGGAAAGGGAAGTTTATATTTCCCTTCTTCAACAATATATTGAAGAGGAAAACCTAAAGAATAACGCTAATGGCTGAGGTTGATTTAAATTCAGTTGCTTCAAGTGGGGTAGATCCCATTACAGGATCTCCATTGTCTAAAGAAGTAAGACAGGCAATATTTAATAAAACGAGAATATCTGGCACTGCTTTTAATCGAGATAGTTTTATATCTCAGTATGTAAATGATAATAAGCAAAAATTAGAGTTAATACAAACTAATCAAGAGTCATTAATTGGTGTTAACACTCAAATTAACAATTTAAACCAGCAGATAGTAACTTTAAATGCTGGTCTTACTACTATTGCTCAATTACTCGAAAAAGATGCTGCTGGAGACCAAGCAAGACTAAATGCAGATCTGGAAAAAAATCGACGATATACTGAACAGGAAGTACGAGTAGGAAAAGAAAACGAAATTGAAAATAGAATCCAGGCAGCTCTTGTGGTACCAGTTCAAAAATTGGCACCAAAAGTTACTAACATGTTTGAAAATATTAAACGTTCTTTATTATTTTTATTTACCGGTTGGTTAACTAATGAAATAGTAAAATATTTTGATGCCCAAAATGAAGGTGATACTGATAAATTAACTGAAATTAAAAATAATATATTACAGAAACTGGGAATAGCGGGTGGAGTTTTATTTGCAATTAATGGTGGAATTGGATTAGCAATAAAGTTAATTGTAGGATTAACAGGTAAAATATTATCTCTTATTGGTAAAGTTATAACTGCTCCATTTGTATCAGGAATAAATGCAATTAGGCGGTTAGTTGGTGGCAATAAAAAACCAGTTCCTTCATCTTCTGCATCACCAAAGTCTTCTTCAACTCCAAAACCAACTTCTGGATTTTTTTCTAAGGCAACTTCTATTGCATCTAATGCATTTACTTTAGCCGCTGGAGGTATAGATTTTTTAGGTAGAAAATCAGAAGGACAAACTAATCTTCAGGCAGGCGCTGGAAGCGTGTCAAGTATGGCTGCTTCCAGCACTGCAATGAAAGTAACTTCTAAATTACCTCTTCCCGGAATTGTAAAATTTCCACTTACAATTGGTGCTGGTATGTTGGGTTGGGGTATGGGGGGAAAATTATCCGATACTATGACTGGAGCGAATAATACTGAAAAATCCGAACCATCTACCACTTCTACTGCTGCAAATTCTACCACCACCACTTCTAATCCACCAAACCCAACTTCAAAACCATCTACCACTTCTACTGCTGCAAATTCTACCACCACCACTTCTAATCCACCAAACCCAACTTCAAATACAGTAACTCCTGTAACACCACCACTTTCAACACCACTAATAAAATCCCAAAGTTCTCAACCATCTCAGGAAACTAAGATAGAACCTCAAGAGAATTTGATGAAATCACAACCTTCCCTTGTAATACCTGAGGAAAAGGTTAAACAATATGAAAGAGCTTGGCAATACAAAGATAATCCTCTTGCTAGAGGGAAAATTGAAAGTGCTTGGTCAAAAATGAGTGATGATGATAAACAACAAGCAAAGCAATGGGCAGAATCAAAGGGGTATGATTGGAGTAAAATGCGGTTAGAGGAACCAAAAGTAACCACACAAACTAAAGAACCGGAAATTTCAGCAGTAACTAAAGAAGTTCCTAAAATTGATGTTTTACCAGAACCAAAACCAGATGTAATAGTTGCACAGCAACCACAACCAAAACAACAAGTATCTACTCAATCTCAACCAAATTATGATGAAAGTGTTACTGATGTTCCATTGATAAAATCGTCAAATCCAGATAATTTTTATATATTATATTCTCTTTTAAATTACAACGTGGTAATCTAAGATGGCAATATCAGATTCACTTAGATCATCGTTTAGATTTACTCAAAGTGCTAATAAATCTATTTCTTCAGCTAAAACAGAAATATTAAAATCCAATATTTCTGTCAATAAAATAAATCAAGTAATATCTAGTAATATAAAACTTAAGGAAACGATAGCATATAAGTCAAATATTTTAGATTTAAGACGTAGAGAAAATGAAAAAAGAAAAATTATAGAGGACAGAATCGAAGCATCTAAAGTTTCTACAAATACATTTAAAGCATCTGCATCTATGATTTCGAATAGTTCTGCAGGTCCTTTTCAAAGATTGCTTGGATTTTTGGGATTTATTACTGCTGGATGGCTTGTTGAAAATTTACCTACTATTATTTTTATAGGTAAAGAATTTATCTCTAGAGTCTATAAGATGGGATCTATAATCTCAAATTTTTTGGGAGGAATGATCACAATAGTACAACGATTTGGCACACTTCTTCATAGTGTGGGGTCGAATATTTTAAATTTGGATTTTACTGATCAATCCAATAGAGTAAGAACATCGCTTACTGAATTGAATGATGCGATAGAATCGGTAAACAGAGAAATACTGGAAGGATATAGTTTATTGACAACACCTTTGACTCAATCTATTGATACCGGTGAAGAGGCACCACTACCAGGTCAACCTGCACCAGATACTTTGTACCCTGAACCATATCAACCTGGAGAGACTAAAGAACCAGAAACTTCTGGTGGTAGAGTAAGTCCACAAGCAGTTTATTCATATTTAAGGCAAAAGGGAATTTCTCATGCCCATGCCATGGGTATTCTTGCAAACATTGAGGGAGAAAGTAAGTTTAGAGTTGGTGCAAAGAGTGGTGATGATGGTGGTGCTGGTGGTTTGTTCCAATGGAAGAAACCAAGAAGTGATAGAATGGCAGCAAATGTTCCAAACTGGCAGAGAAACTGGAAAGGGCAGTTAGACTATGCTCTAGTTGAGGATGCTGGTCCTGCATATTTGAAGACACAGTTTTCTTCACCAGAAGATGCGGCACAGTGGTGGATGGTAAAATGGGAGAGACCTTCCGAAAGAGTTAGAGGTGCAAGAAAACAGCAGCATAATGCATTTATTAGAAATTTTAAACCTAGTGGACAATCACAACCACCAAAAACACCAACACCAACACCAACACCACCAAGACCAGTATCTACTGGAACTATGAATCTAATACCACAAACCGGATCTGGTGGACTTATTCAGGGGGGATCTGGAAAAGGTGGTGAAACTACATATGCAACTCACTTTCATATAGATGCTAAAACTGCAAATCCAACTGCTCAACAGTTGGCAAATATTCGTGAAGTTGCTTTTAGAGCAGCAAAGGCAATGTTTGCTAGAGGGTCTTGGATTCATTTTGGTAATATTAAAAAAAATGCAGATAAAAATACCGACGATCAAAAATTAAAAGGTTTGATATCTGCAGAACAAAAAGCCCATGGTGCAAGAAGTAGTGCTGCTGTTGATATTCAAGAGCATAATCCAAATGTAAAACAAACTTTCCCATCTCAAGTAGGATCCGCAACTAAATTTCCGTTCGCTGTTGGTGAAGTTTATTATCGAGGTGGTTATGGTAGAGAAGCAGAAATTATCGGTACTGGTGGAATTACTGTATCGCATGGTGCCCCCGGATCAAAGGCAACTGAAGGTGTAAGTCAACAAAAAACATCTACTTTGTATCCAGTGGTAAAATCGCAAATACCACAATCAATAACTCCAGAAAGAAAGGGGCAGCAAATTGTTGTTGTTGATCCTCCAGCACCTACACCACAACAAGTGGTTTCGGCAACAATGCCAAAACCACAAAAACAAATACAGGGTCAATTTTTGAATGAACTTAATGTGTTAAATAGATTTATTAAACAAAAAATTCTACTAGATTTGTCTTATCTATAATGTCAACAAAACAATCCATATTCGAAGAGTTTTTTATAGAGTCTAATGATCGAAGTAGAACAGTTGACATTACTTCTGGTGTAATTTCTTTTGAATACTTTGAAGATATTTTTTCACCCACAATAACTGCAAAAGTTAAAGTAGTTAATACTGGAAATACAATATCATCAAAAGATAATCCAGATGGAAGTAAACAGTCTTTATATAATGGTCTTCCACTTCGTGGTGGTGAACGATTGGCGGTAAAAATTTCAGGAAATAGTAAAAATAATCCTGGACTAGATTTTTCAAAAAAATCTCAAGACTATTTTTATGTATCTAGTATTTCTGATGTCATTTCAGAAACTCAAAAAGAAAGTTTTACTTTGCATTTAGTCTCTAGAGAGGCAATTACTAATGAGACATCTAGAGTACCTAAAAAATATCCATCATCATCAAGTATTGATACTTCTGTTAGAAGTATTCTTTCCGATTATTTAAAAACTGACAAAATAGGTACAATTGATAAAACATCCAATAATTATGGATTTATTGGAAATATGCGGAAACCATTTACAGTTTTGGTGTGGTTAGCTTCAAAAGGAGTACCAGTATCTTCTGGAGATGGAACAGCAGGATTCTTATTTTATCAGACTAGGGATGGATTTCAATTTAGATCAATTGATGGATTAAATGATCAAGCGGCAAAGGCAACTTACACTCACAGTGAAGTTACAAATAATTATGACGATACTAATAAAGTTGATGATGACTTTAGAATTCTAAATTACTTAGTAGACAGAAATCAAAATCTAATTGAAAAATTAAGGATGGGGACATATTGTAGTCAAAGGTCTTATTTCAATCTTCTTAATTTTTCATTTACAAATAGTGTTTTTAAATTATCAGATTATTCAAAGAAGACTAATAATTTGGGGAGCGAATTGAAACTTCCAAAAATTTCAAATAGTTCTAATACTGGTCTTGGAGATGTACCAACAAGAATTATATCTCAAGTATTAGATATTGGTACTATGGAACAAGGTGTTTCTACTAAGGAAAATGCTGATCCTGGAAAATATCAATCTCAGGGATTGATGAGGTATAACGTGTTATTTACTCAATCTCTAGATGTTATGATTTCTTGCAACACTAATTTAAGAGCTGGTGATATTATCGAATGCAATTTTCCTAAAATTTCAGAATCTGATGCAAAAGAGTATGATCCAGAAACAAGTGGACTATATATGATAAAAGAATTATGTCATCATTTTGATGTCAATAGATCATATACATCTATGAAATTAGTTAGAGATACTTTTGGGAAAAAACAGCAAAAAAATAAATGATCGATCAAACATTAGTTAATAGTAATTTTGTAGGTAGAGATGGATTTAGATGGTGGATTGGGCAGGTACCACCAATAGAATCTAATGGTAAACAGTCTAGTGGTGGTGGATGGGGAAATCGCTGTAAAGTTCGTATTATGGGATATCATCCAGATAATCCTGTAGAACTTTCTAATGAAGACCTTCCTTGGGCTCAAGTGTTGTTGCCAACAACTTCTGGATCTGGGGCATCAAATTTAGCAGTCACCCAAAAAATTAGACCTGGAGATATAGTTTTTGGATTTTTTCTTGATGGTGATAACGGTCAACTTCCTGTTATTATGGGTTGTTTTGGAAGAACAGAAGGCGTCTCAACAAAAGAGTACAGTTCACCATTCACTCCTTTTACTGGATACACCAGCAATATTGATAAACCTAATGGGCAAGTATATCCAAGTGAAACTAATGAGCAAAATGCTAAATCACAAAAAAGTCCTAGAGATGTTCCTACTTCAGTTACTCAAAGATTAAATAATACCAAAAAGGGAAAAGATGAAATAACTTCTTATTCTGGAATTGGTAAAAAAATAGTTCTTGCAAATAGTTGTGATGATACTGCAGTTAAAGGTATAGTTTCTGAAGTTACAAATTTATTGGATAAATTTGAATCTGGATTAAACAAGGTAGCAAATTTTACAAGCGAAATAAATCGTTCGGTTGAAAAAATAGTAGGGATTGCTAATAATATTGTTGGTCAAATGTTTAATTCTTTGTTTAATAAGTTGATTCCAATTCTTCAAAAAGGATTGGATCTATTATACAAAAAAGTATATGCAGCAGTTTTGGCGGCAACAGGTAGTCCTATTGCCGCTCATTTGGCAGGTGTTGCTGCACAAACTGCAATGGTACCTCCTGTTAAACTTTTAGAAAAAGCAATTCCATGCGTTGCAGCAACAGTTGTAAATGGTCTTGCTGGAATGGTGAAGGATCTTCTTAAATCTGTTTTAAATAATGTTAAAAAGTTTGTTACTTGTGCTGGAACTCAATTTGCTGGTGCATTTATAAATGGAATCATTGATAAAATTCGTAGTGGTCTTTCTGGAGTGTTGGGTGGTGTAACTAAAATACTTAGCGCAGGATTTAATATTGTCAATATTCTTAGAAGTGGTATTGATATCATTAAATCTATAGGTGGTTTATTTGATTGCAACCAATCAAAGTCAAAGTGTCAGGGATTAATTAAAGAGTGGACTATAGGATGTGGTGCAAGAAGTAGCATTAATGAGAAATCATTATTTAAAGATATTGTAGGAGAACTAAATGCAACTAAATCAAACTTAAAAAATCTTGATTTTGATGTATTTAATGAAAAGAAAAAGAAAACTAAAAAAAATAAATCTTTAAAAGATTGTTATGTAGGATATCCAACCTCCTGTGATCCACCAAAAGTTAATATATTTGGTGGTGGGGGAGAAGGTGCAGAGGCATCGGTAATTTTGGGATCGTTTGCAAAAAATGAAATTGTTGATCCTGTTCTTGGTGGAGGTATAACCGCAAGTGTAATTGGAATCAAAATGAAGAAAAAGGGTAAGGGATATAGATACCCTCCTTTCGTAGAGATTGAAGATAATTGTAATCAAGGATATGGTGCTATTGCTAGATCTGTAATTAATGATGATGGAGAAATTGAAGACATTTATATTGTGTCTGTCGGAGAAAATTATCCAATAGGTAATATTGACCCATCATCCTCAATATCTACAGCAGACTTTACGGATTCTCCAATATATGGAGTATCTAGAGTAACTGTTGTTGATTCTGGATCGGGATATTCTAAGGGTGATTATGCTATCGATAACTATGGTAATAAGTATACTCTTAATATAGATGAAGATTTTGGAACCATAATTTCTGCAAACATAGAAGTTGGTATCCCATTATCAGAAAACATTGATGAAGAAAGAGAACTACCTAATGAAAATATAGTTCGTAGAACACCTACAATAAATACTAACGTAATAACTAGTGATTCGCCACCACCATCAATGAGAATCATATCTGAAACTGGAATTGGTGCAATATTAAAACCAATTGTTGGCGAAATTTCTACATCTCTGGAAGAAGAATCTCAAATAGGAGATCTGAAAATAATAGTTGATTGTGTGGAATAAAAAATGGCAGAAAGACCGAATTTAAATTGGGAATCTAGAAACATTTTTAGTCTAGGACCACAATTTAGAATTGAAAACAATAATCCTCAGATGGGATGTTCTGGGGAATCGGTGTATAATTTTTATTCAGTAACTGACAATAATGATGTTAATCTTTCTGGAATGACTGAAAGTGGTTTATATAGAATTTACAATGATCGTCAAATTGAAATTATAGCAGGTAATAAAGAAAAAAGTGATGGGGTTGATGTTGTAATTGCAGGCATGAATGGGGATGTTACCATTACCGCCATGCGAAATGGTTCTGTCAGAATTAAAGGTAAGAATATAATGATAGAATCTGATGAAGATGTTGATATTAAAGCCGGAAGAAACATCAGTCTTAATTCTGGATCAGGAAGAGTTGTTATGAAGGGAAATAAACTAGATCAGGATGGATTAACTGGAAATCTAGTGAAAAGTACTTTTGGAATGGACGTATTTTCAAAGAGTTTTGTTGGTGCTGATGTAGTTTCTGCAGCATTTGATATAGCAAAAACAAATGTAATAGGATTCTAATATGTCAGACGATATACAAGTATTTGGTCAAGAATCCTATTTTAACGAAAAAGTAACATTTTTTAAAAATATTACTGCACCAAATGTTCCCGAAAATTTACAATCGGGAAAATATCAAATTTCTAGTTTATGGGTTGAAGAAAATGAGATCTTAGAAGAAGGTCAACTCGGTGTAGAGTCTGATACAAATCAATTTAAATTTGGTGATGGTGAAACACCTTGGAATGATCTTCCTTATGCTTCTGGAGCAACTGGCCCTCAAGGAGTTCAAGGTGTTCAGGGGCATCAAAGTGCTCAAGGTGTTCAGGGAGTTCAAGGCCCTAGAGGATTATCTGGTGAGTTTGCTGGACAAGGTACTCAAGGACTTCAAGGACTCCAAGGTGCACAAGGACTTCAAGGACGCCAAGGTTCACAAGGACTTCAGGGAAATCAAGGACTCCAAGGTTCACAAGGACTTCAGGGAAATCAAGGACTCCAAGGTTCACAAGGACTTCAGGGAAATCAAGGACTTCAAGGAAATCAAGGACTTCAAGGAAATCAAGGACTCCAAGGTTTACAAGGATTTCAAGGACTTCAAGGACTCCAAGGTTTACAAGGACGCCAAGGTTCACAAGGACTTCAAGGACATCAAGGACTCCAAGGACTTCAAGGACTTCAAGGACTTCAAGGTTCTGGTTGGCAGGGTACTCAAGGTCTTCAAGGACATCAAGGACTTCAAGGACATCAAGGACTTCAAGGACGCCAGGGTACTCAAGGAAATCAAGGTGCTCAAGGACGCCAGGGTACTCAAGGAAATCAAGGACTTCAAGGTGGGGGTACCCAAGGAAATCAAGGACTCCAAGGACTTCAAGGACTTCAAGGACTTCAAGGATCTTTAAGTAATTTCCAAGGTACTCAAGGACTCCAAGGTTTACAAGGACTCCAAGGTTTACAAGGACGCCAAGGTGCTCAAGGACTTCAAGGATCTTTAAGTAATTTCCAAGGTACTCAAGGAACTCAAGGTGCTCAAGGACTTCAAGGACGCCAAGGTGCTCAAGGACTTCAAGGATCTTTAAGTAATTTCCAAGGTACTCAAGGCAATCTCAGTAATTTCCAAGGTACTCAAGGAAATCAAGGTGCTCAAGGAAATCAAGGACTTCAGGGAAATCAAGGACTTCAAGGTAGTCAAGGTAGACAAGGTACTCAGGGGACATTAAGTAATTTCCAAGGTACTCAAGGAAATCAAGGTGCTCAAGGACGCCAAGGTTCACAAGGAGCTCAGGGAAATCAAGGAGTTCAGGGGCGTCAGGGTGCTCAAGGTTCCCAAGGTCTTCAAAATGCTCAAGGTGCTCAAGGACTTCAAGGATCTTTAAGTAATTTCCAAGGTACTCAAGGTAATCAAGGTTCCCAAGGACTCCAATCTTCTCAAGGAAATCAAGGAGCTCAGGGAAATCAGGGACTTCAAGGAACATTAAGTAATTTCCAAGGTACTCAAGGACTTCAATCTTCTCAAGGTGTTCAAGGTCGTCAAGGAAATCAAGGAGTTCAGGGAAATCAAGGACTTCAAGGAAATCAAGGACTTCAAGGAAATCAAGGACTTCAAGGACTTCAAGGACTTCAAGGATCTTTAAGTAATTTCCAAGGTACTCAAGGAAATCAAGGTACTCAAGGCACTCAAGGAAATCAGGGAGTTCAGGGAAATCAAGGAACCCAAGGACTTCAAGGACTTCAAGGACGCCAAGGTACTCAAGGAGTCCAGGGAGTCCAGGGAGTCCAGGGTGTTCAAAGTTTTCAAGGAACTCAAGGAACTCAGGGTACACAAGGTCTTCAAGGTGTTGGATCTCAAGGACCTCAAGGTACCCAAGGTCTTCAAGGTCTCCAGGGTCTGCAAGGAGCACAGGGAACACAAGGTTTACAAGGAATACCTGGGTCTGGTTTAATTTTTGTTCAAGATAATAATACTACTGATAAAACATATTATCCATCATTCTTAGAACAAACAAGCGGAACAACAAATCTTGAATATGTTTCATCTGAAAAATTAGTATATAATCCTTCTTCTGGTAGTGTTGGAATCGGAACGAGTATAATAACAGAAACTTTAACAGTTGCTGGAACTACAACCGCAACAAAATATTTTGGTTCTGGTGATACTTTAGTTGGAATTGTCACTCAAATTGTTCCTGGTATTGGCATTGATATATTTGAAACTCAAATTCCCGGTAAAGGTAAAGTTGAAATTCAATCATATAAACCAGTTGGAAAAACTATTTACGTATCACAAAATGGTAATGATGATAATACTGGTTTAGCAGAAAACTATCCTAAGAAAACAATTAAAGCAGCAGCATCTGTTGCAGTGTTTGGAGATACTATTAAAGTATTCCCAGGTACTTATGTTGAAGATAATCCAATTGTTCTTGCCAAGACAGTTTCTATTGAAGGTACTGAACTTAGAAACTGTGTAATTACACCCAAGAACTTAGATCAAGATTTAATCTATGTAAATAATGGATGTCATATTACTGATTGTAGTTTTATTGGACCTGCAGTAACAAATGGTGCTGCTGTTGTTGCACTACAACCATTACTTGGAGTATCAACAGACAGATTCTTTGATGCTGCAAGAATGATTAGAATAAATCTTGATTATATTGCAAGAGAATCTGTAGGTTTCTTAACCAGTGGATTTAGTGGATTTGCTGGTAATCATAGAGAGCAAGATGCTGCAAGATTAATTGATTCGAATTTAAATTACATTGCTGCTGAAGCAGTTGGATTCCTAACATCACCCTCTGGATATAATTTTACACTTGGAATTAGTAGTTATACAAATTGCAAAGAAGATGTCGTTAGCATTATGCAGGCAGTGTCTTATGATCTAAAGGCAAATAGTAATCGTAAATCAATTGGTGCAGGTTATTCTTATTTCAGTAGTTCTGGTGGTTTAATTCATATTACTGGAGTTGGTGTTTCGGAAGCAACAATTGCTGCACTTGATTATGCTGCAGGTATTGCAACACATGTAATTAATAATTTAACCCCATCAATCTCATATCAGGGTGTTGGGAATAGCGTATCTCAGGTTAAGAATCTTTCGGTAATACAGGTTGAGGGTGGTTGTGTAGGTGTAGGAACGACAATTACTCAACTTGTAGGTATTGTTACTAGTATGATTGGTGCAGGTTCAACTAGTGGTGCTCCTGCAGTTAGATATGGAGTTACTTTAGAAAGTAATGACTGTGCTGATGATATTAAAGATGTCTGGAGAGGAATAATTTATGATATTACAAGAGGTGGTAATTCTAGATCAGTTACTTCAGGAAAAGCATACTACAATGAAGATTGGACATTGAAGAGTGGAATCCTTAAAAATCCAGGAGAAGTTCAGCAAACTATATCAACTTTTGACTATTCATTCAATATTGCAAGAGCAGTAATTAATAATTGTTCATGGGGTGGTTATCCTGTTGGGTTGGGAACTACAGTTGTAGATGCTGTTTTTGATGCTCAAACTGGTATTACAACAGTAACTGCAATTAATCATGGTCTATCTCAAAATGATCCAGTCAAAGTTCAGGGTCTTACTTATGCGTGTACTTCAGGATCTGCCGGTTTCCCTGTAGGAGTTGTAACTGCTTCTTATGATAGAATTACTGGAATTTCTACAGTTGAAACATCTTCCGCACTCCCAATTAAGTCTGGAGACAGAGTTAAACTTGAAGGATTAGTATTCCAATGTGATAGTGGTGGAGGACCTTCAACTGCAATTTATCCATCGGGAAATCTTGGATATGAATTTACAGTTCAAGATATTTTAGATAGAAAAACATTCACAGTAAATGTTGGAGTTTCTACATTAGATCATGATTATCAGTATGGTGGGCAAGTTTCTAAACTTTATACACCTATCTTTGGAATTTCAACTACATCTTATGATCGCACCACAGGTATTACAACTGTAACTGCGGTCGGGTTGGGAACAACTACGGGAGCACATTTGTTTATTGAACCTGGTAAAAAGATTAAATTAGAAAATCTTGTTTGGGAGTGTAATAGTGGCGGTGGACCCTCAACTGCATATTACCCATCAGGTAATCTTGGATATGACTTCACCGTAATTGCCACTACAGATAATCGTTATATTGATGCTTCAAACTTAATTCAAAGTAATAGAACTGAAATTATTGATAAATCACTTGCAGCAATTGCAATTTCTCATCCCGATTTCTATTATCCAAATGATGTTCAAACAACAAGGTTCTCTAGATTTAAGGACTCTTATCGTTTAATCCAACAAAACAGAACTGAGATTGTCAATAGTGCTTGGTCTGCAACTGTTTCCGAGTATCCTGGAATTTCTGCAACAGAAACCAAGTGTAAGCGCGATCTTGGGTATTTTGTTGATGCTATTTCGACTGATATCTTTACTGGCGGCAATTCTTATGTAATCGCGTTTGTAAAGCAATATTTTAATAATGGATCTCCAATTTCTAATGGTTTAGTTGGAGAAGAAACTGAATCAGTTTATGCTTTTAATCAGGCAAGAGATCTGATGAAGCAGGCAATTACAAACCAACTTACGATTCAGGATTTAACTCTTACTGCAGATCCATCCACTGGATCTAATACTGATCCTGATTCTTGTGCAAACGTTCAAAGTGCTTTAGATACTCTAACTTCTCTTGCCACGACAGTCATCTCTGCCGGTTCACTTTCTTCTCTCAATACAATTTACAATAATCCAGGTATCTTTGTTTCTGGTGAGAATAAGTGCCGTAGAGATATTGGATACATTGTAGACGCATTAATCAAGGATGTAAGATACGGAACCAATAAGTTTATTCGTGAGGCAACTAGAGCATACTTTAATAAAGATGGTACACCAATTTCTGGTGGATTGATTGGCGAAGAGGCGGAAAGTGTAACTGCATTTAATGCAGTACGCGATTATGCTAAGAAAGCAATTACTAATCAATTAAATGTTAAAGACCTGACAATTACTGCTGATCCTTTAACTGGTGATAATCAGGATGAAACTTCATGTGCTGATGTAAGAACAAATATTGATAATTTGATCGGAATTATTACAACTGTAATTACTGCAGGGAATCTTAGTTCTTATCCCGCACTCTACACATCAAATGTGGTTAAAGTAAATGTTGGAATTTCAACATTGGATCATACTTATGTTGAAGGTGGTACACTTACTTCCAATTATACAACAAATACATTCCCAGATGGAACATTTAATTATATTTTCCCAGTCAAATCTGTAGTTGGTCCAAATACATTTGAGTTTGTTGGTGGTAAAACTGTTCTTCCTCATACTTATGTTTCTGGTGGAACCGTTCAAAAGTACGAGAACTTCCAGAATGAGTTCTTACAAGTAAAAGATCTGGCGATGCAACCAGATCCTTATACAGGATTTAATAATGT